TTGATAAGCAACATCAAGTGCGCCAGATCCCATATCAAATACAGATCCATGCTTTTCAGTATCAATATTAAAAGTCTTATTAACCCAACGAGCAATGTCTCGACCAGGAGATAATTGTGCTCGTTTAAAATTATCTACAACTTCACCAAAACTTTTAGGATCATTGAACATAACATCAACAGCTTTAAGAATCTCTGCATCATTTGGTCCCCATGAATCAATAATTTCACCAGGAGTTTGACCAGCAAGAAGATGCATTGCTACATAACTAGTTGCATTACCATACTTAGTAATTAAATCACTAGCAACTTTATCATCATAAAGCATTTTGCCATCATATGCAGCTTTAAGATTAGTTGAAGTCATAAACGATTGTTTATTGATTACTTCATTTTGAATAGCATTACCAGCAGTATTAAGAACTTTACCGTAACTAACACCTAGTTGCATAAGCAAACGAAATGGACTCTTTACAAGATCTCCAACACTTACCTTATCGGTTCCAAGGAGTTCTTTCCACCAAGGTGTATTAGTATCAACACCGTTAGTTGGTTTCTTTGAGTAATCTGTTTGGTAGTATTGTGTTAATGCTGCTTGCCAGCTAGGGGCAAGAAGTTTAAATTTTTTATCTGCTTCAACATTAGACATAGACATTAAATCACTATGAGTTTTTTGAATCTGTGACCAGTTTTCAATAATGTTTTTTTCTTCACGAGTAAGACCATTAACTGCGCCAGCAGCATATAGCGCAGGACTAACCTGTGCAACAGTAGCATCTAGACTTCTACGAATAGAAGGTGTTTGAACTGGACCAGCATTAGTCATATCAAACATTGGATTGGCTTGTGGTGAAACATAGCCAGGATACATTGGATTAGTAATATCCGAAGTAGGCTGAGTGCCATACATTGGATCTAATGGCTGATCAGTCACTACTCAATACCCCGTGACTGAAGATCCTTTAGAATTAATTCTATCTCTCCAGTTGGATCTTGTTGAGCAAGGCGATTAAATGTTTGAGTAACATTAAATGTTCGCTGTGGAAGTTGCACAGCTTCAGAACCTGGACCAGCACCAACATCTACACCTGCAGTAACAGGTTCGTTTGGTCGTTCTGTTGGAGCAAAGAGTGATGTAATAGGTGGAAGATTTGGAGCAGGTGTTGGAGCTGGTGTTGCTCTATTTCCTTGAGCCATGATATCTGTAATATCTTTACGTTCGCCGTATGCTCCACCACTAGGAACCATATCGGTACGCTGTGACAATTTTCCTGGACCTGATACTGCTTTGGGTTGACTATTGGTACGAACTGGTCGTTTACCGCCTTGTTGTGCCATGTCACTCTCCTCGTCTAATTATCTGGATCTTTCCCCCAGAATTAATATCAAGTTTAATTGCAATCTTCATTGCTTCTTCAACAGTTGCACCAGCATGTAATGCTCCAAGTGCCCAATTACCACCAGTACCCATAGAGTACATTTTGCTATCAGTGCGAAGAACTGAATAATCCTCACAGATATAAAATAACTTATTCTGTAATCCGACTAGAAAGATTGCTCCTTCATCATCTTTTAAAATATAACCCGTTTCTTCATGCACTTTGCGCATAGCTGGTATGAACTTGGATACCATAAACTTGTACAAGTTTGTACCATCATATGCTGGAGGTTCCCAACCATAGGTTACGATGTCGCAATAGCGACTAATGCCAGCGCCGCATATAACATACTCGCCAACTTCAACTATCTTAGGAACATCTCTACTTATGTAGGATCTTTCACCTTCAGTGGTCTGACTATCCGCAGCAAGAATGAAACCTTTTTTAGTTTCTAAACCTACTACTGTTGTCATGCCCCACCACTTAGACGAGCTAGAATACTAGCTACATCTGGAGGTGCTGCTTCCTGACCTTGAGGACCCTGTGGGGCTGCTCCCTGTGGCATTGGCTGTTCAGGACCCGCTGGTGGCATAGGCGGTCCTGGAGGTGCTTCAGGCATTCCTGGTTCAGCAGGAACTTCTTCAGGAGCTTTAAAGACATCCATAACAGCGTCTTCAATTGCAATACCACGTTTACGTTGTTCAATTGTTTTTGCAATCTTTTCAACAATAGCTGATGGATCAGCACCCTGTGATGCCATCTGTGGAATAGCTTGACTTAAAGCAGCAAGAGAACCAGATAATGAGTCTCTCATCTTTTCAATGTCAATGCGATCTTTCTCGGCAGATACATTCATGCTCCAAGGCAATTCAGACATAATGAACTCTCGTGAGATAAGTCCAGCCTGTAATGCCTGAAGGCTAAAAATTAGTGCTCGGCTTGGATCTAGTCCAGCCATAAGACCATATCGAACAACAACACTGTAATCTTTAGATATATCTTTAGATGGAGTGTAGGTTACTTCATATGGTGCACCATTGTATGTACCATTCATTGTCTTTGAGAAGTCAAATATCTTTTCGTCCATCTCAAAACAAAGCTCAATAATGTCTTCAAATAATTCGGCAAGGATCTGTTGACCTGCCTTGATTTGCGAATCAAAGCCACCAAGCAAAGCTTGAACACCTTGACCAGTAATGATGCTACCACCCATATTACCTGAGCGACCTTCAGGGTAACGTGCACCTGTACGCATTTCATTCTCAAGAATCTGTTGTTCTTGGAATGCAGCAGGTGGTAGCTCCAGTCCCACTCGACGTACACCCTGTGGGTTATTTGTGCGAATGACGGAGTCGGGACCGAACGCAAACTCTGATACATCGTTAGGAAGAACAATTGGAGCTTGAACAGATTTCTCTGCTGCTTCCATTGCTAACATACTAAACCGTGCGCGAGCAATCTGCGCCCATAGTACGTCATCAAATTGACCACGTGGGTCATCTATATCAAGTCCTGGACGACGTGCAACTACAACAGAAAGCTTACCCAATGGGTTAAGAGCTTTCTTTAATACAAGATCTCCACGCTGTGGAAGCATGAGAACTACTTGATCTTTATCTTCGTAACGAACCATTTCAAGTTGTGCGTCCATGTTTGCGGATTCATAACTTTGTTTGTTTAAGATAGCTCGTTCGTACTCAGGGAATTCAAGACATAGTTCACGAACAGTCTTCATATACTTTTTAGTAAATGAAGTTACTTCACCCCAGCGATTAAACTCAGGGTAAGAACCCATAGGGTTTTCAAAACGAATACGTGGCATATCAGATTCAAAATCTGCTTCAACGAAAGCAGGAAGGAATCCATATGTGATATACCAGTCTGCAGCAGTATACATCTGAGTCTGAACATCAGCATGTTCAATGTAGTTATTAACAAGAAGGGTTCGCTTGTCAGCAAATCTCTTTGCTTTATCCGAATTAGTATTTAGGGTAGGGCAGTTAAATGAAGGTAGTGGAGCTAAGAGTTCAGCAATATCACGAGCTGCAACGTCAACAAAGTTAGCAATCATTGGCTTTGACATTGCTTCAGGGAACATGTCTGGATAGACAGCTTCCATGTTTCCACGACGAACTGAAGTAATATCTGCCATGCGCTGATCACGAGCACTGTAACGCTGACTTAGCGTACGTACCTTGTGAGCAATCTGCTCGCTACTTAATGCCATTTAAATTCCTAATAGTATAAGGCTTGCTCTGAATACATTTCATCAAGATTAACTACTCCCTGATTTGAAATATTCCTTCGGGTAGCCCATCTATTATTAGCAAAAGAAGAAACATTTCTTCCTTGCTGAATAAGTTCTTTGGCTCTAATCTCACAAAACCATAAAGCCATAACGCAGTCAGTTGCACCGCGTGTGTCAGCTTTCCAAGTAATCAATTGATTAACTAAAGCTTTGACATGCTCATTCGAATTATCAGGAAGTTCAATAAGATTATCACCGTTAAACTTGCCATCTCGCATGGTTCCAAAAAGGCTAGACATCCCAGCCACACCAAAGCTGACATCCCACTTATTCTTACCAGTAAAGTGCTCACGTAATGCCGTACCCCTACTTGCAAGCCATTGGCGCAGTTCGTCGTCAAGAGAGAATGCCTTCTGAAAAGCATTGATCTCAATCCGTAGTTCGCTTGGATGGTATTGATTTACCCATTCTTCAATAAGATTTCTAATCTTAGCTGGAGTGGGGTCGTGCATATTGTGCACATCAAGAACATAACGCTTGCCATTATCACGGTTAAGTGAATACATAACAGCAGCGGTTTTGCCTGACATAGCAGGATCAAGACCCATTAGGGTGATCCAAGTACCAGTACCGTCTGGGTGACCAGGGGCGTTTGGATTTAAAGGACCAGCTTTACGTCTGCGATTAACAGCACCATTAACAACTGGCAAAGGGAACACAGCGTCTTCTTCAACATCTTGTTGTTGATAGACGAGTGCCCAAGTGGACGGACTGACTTCGCTACGACGTTCAAACAGTCGCTTACCATCCCACTTAATAAAGTGCCCGTTTTCATCGGGTGTAAGCAATTCTGGATCGTCAAACTCATCAGCCCCGTCCAATGGTCTATCAGACTTTGCCCAAAGAGTTTCCCACTCATTTGGATCATCGTCAAACTTAAGGACAGCTGGCATGGCTAGGTAGGTGAAAGGAGACCTACCCCCAGTCCAGTGATCTGGATTCCTAATTTCTTTATATAGATCTACTGAAGAAACTCTAGTACCAGCAATCAAAAGAGTTCCAGTTGAACCCACACGGGTTACAACCATCTTCTGCAGCCAGTTAAGTTGCTTCTCCCATTCATGTGCGTTTGTCGTTGAGACAATGTCGTCCATGATAACTAAGTCAGCGCGAGTTCCGTAGATCTGCTGACCAATACCCAAAGCTTGAACTGTAGGATCTTTTTCACCAGAGGAGCGTTCTAGGTAAATGCGATCTTGCGTCCATTGATCTGCAGTACCCTGATAGCCACCAGAAGGTCCATATACCTGTTGCATCTTAAGCCACGGCTCTTCAGTCAAGCGTTGCTTAATGGAATAAAGGAATTCCTTGGCGCGGGTCTGGGTCTGAGAAATAATAACAATACGAATATTTGGATTCATTGCAATCTTGTAGAGTGCATAGTTAACCGTCAATACCGTAGATTTGGCATGTTCAGGTGGCACATTAACAAGAAGCCTACGCCTATGAGCTGGCTCATAAATCATGGTCTCAGTCAACCAAGAAGGGTCGTGCCCCTCTAGAACATCAATCCAGTTCTTCTGGTGAGGGAATACTTTTGTATTTAAAAACTCTTTAGAGAAGGTAACAAAATCAATATTATGCTTGCCACCATCAATGGCAGCTGAGATGGTATCCGTGCCGAAATTAATGGCATCTTCCATCCGACTAGCAAATTCGGGATCCGCTATCCATCCACGTAGAATGGTGGGTTTCTTCCCAATTGCAGCAAGAGCTGAATCTCTATCTATGCCTTGCTTCAGAAATGAAATAAACTTATCTTGATCTTCAGTTTGCCGAAGTCTGGTATGGTGTTGATCTCCAGCTTTAGCAGCCATAATAAACCTAATTATCCTAATAGTACTATTAGTATTAATAATAGTTATAGTAAGCAACCCCTCCAAAGGGGGTTGCAATTAACTGGCAAGCCATAAGGCAAGCTTGCTAATGTTTTAACCTCTACTTATACTAACCCTGTTACAGAAGACTTGTAACGCTCTGTTACCAAATTGTTACCTAATTCACATAGATTGTTATAATACAACTTAGAGCTTATCTAACTAAACAAACAGATAATACTACGGGCAAACAAAACATAATAATTTATTAGAGAGTCTACAGTATTACACTCCTCGTAGTTTAAAACCGTAGGGTCAACGAATAGTTTATTTACGCTACAGACAGACCAAAGAACGGTCTGCTAGACAGTCTGACGACTGTCGCTGTCGCTAGAAATAACGAAACAGTCCGACTGTGG